AGCGGCCTGACCAAGAACGGTCAGGCTGCTTTCGTTTTAGATCAGCGCGGCATTGTAGAAGCGTTCTTGTACTCTGCGGAAGGTGTTCTCTGTGTTTCGGATAGGACCAGTTGTTCCGTTTCCTCCACCACCGCCTCCGACAATGATTGGAGCAATAACAGAGTTCAGTACATTGGCAACAGCGTTACCTACACCCTCACCCATCGTATTGCCTGACTGTTGAATGATGGTGAACTCAGGGAAACTCAGAGGCAGATTGTCAATCTGCATATCTGCAACATTGTATGTGACTTGAGACTGTGACGCTTGCTCAGGAATTGCTGCATTTGCTTGAGCAAGGGTTACTAGTCCCAACGCATTTGCGTATGCAATCAACGAGAACGCAAACAGCGCAAGGGCGGCAGCAACGATCAGCATGGGAACAACCAACGGCAGCAGTAGCAGCACCATGAGTCCGATGCTTACTGCAATCAGAGGAATCCATCCCACGATATCCGCGAGCGTTTCTAATCCCTCGGCAATCATGTTGATCGCCTTTCCGAAGATCACCAATGACGCTCCAAGCACAGCAATGGCAACTCCAAACGCCATGAATCCAGGCGCGGCGATCATCAGACCGATACCCGCTATTGCTAGGAACGGACTCATTGCTGCAAGACCAGCCAACGCAGCCAAAGCGGGTAGTATGCCTTCTGCATTCTCTGTGAAGAATCCAAGAGCGTATCCCAATACCATCAATGCTGTAGCGAAAGCAAGCCATCCAGGCGCTGCTGCAAGCAAGAACACGCTTGCAAGGAACAGCGTAGGTGCCATTGCGGATATCATGGATAGTGTACCAAATGTTGCTAGGATACCTGCTAGTCCAACATCATTGAATGACATGATGCCTTGCGCCAAAGACTGCAATGCGTATCCAAACGCCCAGAATCCAGGCGCTGCAAGCATGAGTACCAGGCTAGCACCAAGCAAGAACGGAGCAACAAACGCAAGCATCATTAGAGATGCAAACACAGACAGTATGTTTCCTGTACCTATTTGATCGAATGCGGCGATGCCTGCTCCCAAAGTCTGCAATGCGTATCCAAACGCCCACACTCCCAAAGCAGCAATCATCAAGAACGGCGCAGCAACTGCAAGGGGTATTGCTGCTACTGCCAATAGCATCAGTCCAATAGCAAGTGCAGGAAGAGTGCTGAATGACATTGACTTTACTGCTTGACCTATCATGGTCAAACCAAGACCAAGAGCAATCAGAGCAGCACCAAGCAGCAACAACGGTATAGCAACCGCGGCTATCGCGGGTGCAAATGGAGCCAGAAATACCGCTGCTAGACCAAGTAGCAACAATGCCGCAAAAACAATTCCGATCTGCGTCAATGCTGTCTTAGCGAACATCTGAATACCAAGACCGAGTGCAATCAGAGCAGCACCGAACAGTAGGAACGATGCACCAACCGCCGCTATGGCAGGAACTGCTGCCAAGAACATAAACGAAAACGCTGCAAGACCAACCAGTAACAGCAGCACAAGAGGTAGTTGGGTCAATGCTGCCTTGGCAAACATCTGAATACCAAGACCAAGTGCAATCAAAGACACTCCCCATAGTAGAAATGATGCACCAACCGCTGCAATAGCAGGAACTGCTGCCATGAACACATACGATATGGCAGCAAGTCCAGCCAGCAACAGCAACACAACTGGTAGTGTGCTGAGTGCTGCCTTGGCAAACATCTGAATACCAAGACCCAACGATATCAACGCGAAACCAAACAACAGGAATCCAACAGATGACGCGATCAGTCCAGGTCCTGCAGCGGCTAGCAGAGGTGCAATGAGTCCGAGTCCTGCCAAGAATCCAAGTGCAGAGAGCATTCCAACCAGACCAATCTCAGAGAACAACTGCAAGGCCTGCCCAAGAATGTACATTGAGGCAGCAAACGCAAGCAGCGGTAGAGTAGCAAGCAGCAAAGCATTTGCTGCTATGGCAATTGCTGGTGCAACTGCTGCCAACTTCAAAGAAGCAAGCGCAAACAGAGTAGCGAATGCAGCGAACACTACAATACCAATCAACGCTCCCAGCCAGTTGGTTTGACCAAACACATACATCGCGGCAGCAAATGCAAGCAGAGCGGCGCTTATCATAAACAACGCAACAGCACCCTGATACACCTGTGGATCGCCGAGTTTCTTCAGTCCATCACCCAATGCGGTGAACACAGACTGCAAGCCTTCTCCAATTGCCTTGAGAGTGCTTGCGAATCCACCTTTAAAGGCATCCATCGCTCCACGAATCTTGTCAAACAGTCCACCACCAAACAGATTCTGCAAGAATCCCATTTTCTGATCTGGTTTTTTCTGATCGTTGGCCGCTTGTGTTGTTGCTTGCTGTTGTGCGGTTGCAGTCTGCTCTTGGGTCTGTGCAGCAGAAGCAGAGGGAGCAAGAATTCTACTGGATATGGAGGTAGCGAATTCTGTTGTCTTGGTTTGCAGGGTTCCAACTATTTCTGTGGCCTGTCCCGCAACTGCTTGCACTTGAGTCTGAATCACACTACCAAACTCAGTTGCTTTATTTTGTATTTCCTTTACGATACCACCAACCTTGTCACCAATGTTGATGGAGATAGCGACTCCACCAGGACCAGCAACTGGTGATGCCATACCGCTAACGCTCGCTTCAGTCTTCTCAGACGCTTGGGTTGCTGCGTCTGCGGCAGGCGTTGGAGTAGTTTGTGCAGCAGTCTGTAGCGGCACGGTGTCCGTAGCCTGAGCGGTTGCTGCTTTTGCCTTCTCAGACGCTTTTGGAGTCAGCGTTTCTTGTAGTTTATTTCCTGTGTTAGTTACTATCTCTTTGCTTCGTTCTAGCAAAGCATAAGTGTAGTCTTTGATATCCTTCAACCATCCAGGCGAACTGGCTCCAAGACCGTCTTTCAGAAGAGTCGCACTTCGCGTGGCGTCGTTCTCTTCTGCTTGTCTTTGTTGCTCTAGTAGTTGCTTTGCCTGCTCTACCTGTTCTACGGATTGGAACCCTGCGTCTTTGACGGCAGTTTTCTGATCCTCTGTTGTCATTTGAAGAATGTCGTTGAGGCGAGTAATCTCTTGCTCGAACACTCTTTGTCGTTCGACTAGGCCTGGATCGCCAGCACGCGCCTTTGCGATTGCTTCAGGAGACATTAGTTCTGGAGAAACCTGTGCTAGGCGATCCACTTCGGCCGCACTTAGTCTAGAACTTTCAGCAGCAGTCTGTGCGGTCTTCTCTTGCATTACAAGCGACTGAGCCTGATCGCCCACAGACAACTCTTCTAGAGCAGAGCCAAACTTCCTTCTGTTTCTGTCTCCCGACATTCTAGTACCGCGCTCATCATAGTGAACGCTAACATCTATCGGACCAGAAGCAAAGTAGTCTAGCAATGCTTTAAAGTACTCAAGCATCATGCTGCTTGTTTTGGCAGCAAGAATCTGATGTTCTCCGATTATCTTCGACCAGTTCTTTAGGAACAGAAGATCAGCGGCAAGCAGATTGTATAGATCGCTTCCAACACCAATGCTAGTCTCTCCAACCCCTGCTCTCATGCTATCGAATCCACCTGTACCCATTGGTTGATACGACTGAGCATTTGGGCCTGCAACCATTCTAGTCTTCAGAGCGTTTGCTTCATCTCGATAACTCTGCACAGAGATATCGCCAGCAGCGAGTCTCTTGACTAGTTCTTCATTTAGTTTACCGCTCTTCTCAATGTCATTCAGTTCCAAAGCAATGTTGTTCGAGAAAGACTCTAGAATCTGCTCGTACATCTTACCGACTTCTGCGTATTGGCTTCCCTCTGTTTCTTGAAGGTCTTCAATAGCAGTCTTAGTCGCTTCGCTTCTGAACTGTTGGAACGCTACTTGCTGACGCTCCGCAAATTCAGTTTCTGTTTCGCCCGCTCTTTGCTTTTCTACCAGTTGAGTCTTGAATTGTGTTTCTGACAGACTCTGAAGAGCATTTGACTGTTGCTGCACTTGAGTTTGAGATTGAAGAAATGCTGCCTTTCGTTTCTCTCCCTCCGCAAGCGCCGCTTTGTACCTCTCACCTTGCTCACCAACATACAGAGCCTGTTCTTGTCTTTCAAGTTCTGCGCGTAGTTGCTGGTCGCTTCCTGCATCTTGTATTCTTTGTCTTGCAGCAACAATGTTAGCGTATGCCTCATCTCTGAGAATCTGTTCGTATTCTCTTTCTGCCTTGTCTCGCTGCTCAACCGCCGTTGCTCGCGCAGTAAACGAAGTCTGTAGTTTTTCCAGACTTTCATTAATGGTAGCGAGTCTACCCTCGTCTATGGTTTCTCCGCGATCCTTTGCGGTGTCCAATAGAATCTTTTCAGTAGCAAGTTTTTCCTTTAGACTCAACGCTTCCTGTGTGGCGCTGTTCTCTTTAATCTTGAATAGCGCCTCTTCTCTACCTTTAGTGATGGCAGCAGCACGCCTCTGATCTTCTACCTGCTTTGCAGCGGCAGCAACCTCGGCATCTCTGCGGGCACGAACCGCAGCAATCTGATCTTTGCTGAAGCGTACAAGTAGTTTTCCAAGATAGTTGCTTTCGATTTTGCCAATAAACTCTGCAAGAGGGCCTTCGCGGAAGTCCTCTACCATCTCTCCCAAGAATCCAACAGTAGCCTTCTTTTGAGTTTGCAGCAGTTGCTTTGCATTGGCTATTTGCTGTTTGACTATCTTGGCTTGTCTCTTGTCTGTTAGTTCCTCTGCATACTTTGCCTGTACATCAAGTATGAGTTCCGCTCGTTGTGCAGCGTTGTCTGTTCCGTCCTTTAGAGCCTCAGATACAGTATCAAAGGCATCGGAGATGCGAGCCTTTGTGTCAGGATCAAGTTTCTTTCCTGCTGCTCTGAGTTGCGTTCGTGCTTCTAGTTGCGCTTGCTTTTTGGCAACACCAATCACCTCATCGGCGATGGTTTGCAGAGGGGCAGCGCGTTCAAGACCAATGCGACCAGTTACGATACTACGAGCAGCATCGGTTACTGCCGTCATATTGAGAGATGCCTCTTGTAGTCCAAGAACACTTGTTTCAATACGACGAAGTGCTTCTGTTTGTATGTCGGTCGGTGGTGGCATATGATCTCTTACCTAGTTCGTTTTCTACCTCTTGATGATGCAGCACGGGCCTTTGCGGACTGTGCTTTCATCTGCTCGTTCTCCTTCTTGATTCGCTCATTCTCTTGCTTGACCCACTCCACCAATAAGTGAACATAGATCGCCCTCTCCCACGGCATCATTTCTTCCAACTCAGTCAGCGAGTACTTGTGGTGCTGCATGAGTTGGAAGTTGGTGTTAATCATGTTTACGATGCTGTCGTGGCAGAGGAGGATCGGAAAAAATCTTGTAGACCCTTTAGCGTAATCACTTGCTGAGACTTCGTGCAAGGGTTGTGAATCTCCACATCATGCTCTAGTTTTGGCATTGTCTCGAAAAACTCTGTGATCTTCATAAACTGTTCTTGGGTTAGACTTTCCAAGAAGGTGTCAATTTCTTTCTCTCCAACATCCTCTGCTGCGTGCATCTCTTCGTTTTCAAAGATGTACTCAATGCAGTTTCTAACCACATCGAATGCCAGCATCGGGTCTTTGTCCATTCCGTTCTTGCTCTTACCTGACATCTTTACCGCCAGGTCAAGTTTGGGATACTTCATCATCACTCCAACCTTGCGCTTCTTGTCCTCGAACAGAACAATGGTTGCGTTGTGCTTGTCAGACTTGACTGGCTGAACCTCGTCAAGATTCACAGGCACCTTAACTTCCGCTCCGCATTCAAGGCGCATTACTGGTTCTACTGTATTACCAACAGACTTGGAACGCAGTTGCAGGAACAACCATTCAATATCAAACAGAGGCAGGGAGTCCACATCGAAACCAGGCGTCTGTACACAGTTTCCGATGATGGTTCTCAGAGCGGAGATGGTTTCCTTCTCTTTCTTGCTCTCCAACGCCATCAGTAGGATTTTCTCTTCCTTGACCAAGAAGGGTCTAAACTTCACTGGCTTGCCAGTTGATACAAGGGTAGTGTCGTATGTGGGTGTTCCGATGATTGGTAATGCCATGCTATTCTCCTATAGGTAAAGCGATTCACGCATTGCGATAATGCGACCATTCGTATGTATGTTTGGTTACAGAAGTGGGCCAAGATCAGGCAAAGAAATGCCTCCACCGCCGCCCTGACTTGGATCAGGTTGCTCGGGTGTAACTCCAGACCAGTTAAAGTTCCTGTACTTGAAAGTGACTTTGGTTGTTAGCCAGAAGGACGAACCTTCTGCTTCGTTGGTTAGTTCGGTGGACGAAACTGTGTACGGATACACCTCGTAGAACTTCCATGCGTACCGTAGAACTCCCTTTTTGTCGTACTGTTGTACTCCAAGATCAACCACATAGTCCTTGTAATAGGACACAAAGTTGTCTCTTGGACTGATTACCTGTTCCATCCACGCGCTGAAGTAATCTGACTCGTATCCGTCTTTGCCTACCAAAAAGGTCATGGTGAGTTCGTCCTCGTACCTCTGCTGAAGAGCGATATGACGGCCAGGCCCATACGGTTCAAAGTCCGTGCCCGAAAGAGTCTTACCTGGCAAAGATACCTCGCGGATCATATGGTTCAGGCGTTCGTTGTCCACTCCAGGCCTACCAAAGAAAATGTTCCATCGGGTAACATCCAATGGCTGATATTTTGACCAAGCGGCTACAAAACGATCAATACGCATACTACCCCCTTACAGGTTTCTGATTTGTCTAAGCATCTCTGCTGCAACTTTGTTTTCGGTCATGTTGCTTCCGCGATACGATGCAGTTGGTAAGAAAGCAGCGGTCAACCATCCCGTTGCCGGTATTTCTACGATCTTGCTTTGAATCCTGCGAAACAGATAAGTCCTGACGCTGATCCTCATGTAGTTCAATGCTCCCCCGTCAATTGTGGTGTAGTCTATAGAAGTGGCTGCTATTTTGGTAGGCGGATACTTTCTGTCGGGTGTTGCTGACTTCACTATGGCGCTCATTGCTCTAACCCGATATAAGGACGGAATGTAGTGCAAGTTAAAGCCTAGTATTCTGTCCTCTTCAAGCGTGAATGGTATCACCAACGGAAATCGGTCAAAGTAATCCTCGTCTTTGGAAGCAGAGTACTCAAACAGATACATCTTTCCTGCTTCAATTCTGTCTGAAGTTATGCGGTCCGCTCCCTGTTCCGCAACGCTGAACGGGACGCGGGTGCTGCCAAAAGTATTCTTTACCTGACTGTAGAACCATTGCACCGCATTCTCCACCACCGCTCCAGATGGACTACCCTTGGCGTACTTCATGTACTGGTCGTGCAAGGAGTCATAGATGTTCTTTGCCATGCTTCAGGTCCTTGTCTGTTACCAGTTTGAAAGTCCATCCCCGCTGCTTGCAGTACTGTTCCGCTGCTGCCCATTTTGCAGAGTTCACACCCCAATCCTTGACTGACCGTGCGTACTGTCTGTAGTCCCGCTTTCTTCGATCCACATTATCCTCAAACACCCTGATCTTGGGAGCAACACATTGCCTGTACGGTTTAATCTCCACCATGATGGTCTGCTGTTTGCCTGATTTGTCGGTTATGCCCACCACAAAATCAACAAAGTATCTATGCCACTTGCCATCTACTGGGGATACATACGGTATCGACAGTTCTTCCGACGCCCACCACAGTATTGCAGAATTTGAGTCACAGTACACCATGAATCTGCGCTCTAGCAGACTGCGATAGATGATGTTAGTGGTGTCTCCTCTGTACTTGGAGGGGTTGATCGGATTGTATTTGCCTTTGTATGCCATACATACGATATGTAGGAGAACTTATGCCAGCAGGAAACAATCAAGGTAGACTTTTAAACGACGGTCTAAACACGGGCATATTCGCTGCCTTGGAAACTGTACAGTCTCCAGGCGGAGGCTTTAACAGACTAGGACACTCCACGCCTGGTGGAAGTATCGAACTAAACTACCCCGAAGAGGTTGGATCGGAAGCGATGCCAAACTTCCTATTGATTACTGTGTACGCTGACGAAGCAGCAAAACTAGAAACCAAGTTGAAGGCAAAGAATACTAGAAAACTTTTCGAGTCGATAGTATCTCGTGGCCTTGGTGGTATTGCAGGTTCTGCTGCAACTGTGGACGGAGGACTATTTGACTTCTATGAGTTCAACAAAGCAACCAATCGAAAAACAAAACCATCAGAAGACAGCACACTAAGCAAGACAGCACAGGCAATAGGAGCAAGTCTTCTAGGAACTAGGGGTGCAGAGTCTTATGTGGCAACAACAAGAGTAGCAGCCAACTTTCAGCGCAAACCAGTTGATTCCATAGCACTCTATATCCCAGGTCCTATCCAGTTCTCTATGTCTGCAAACTACGAAGGAAAAGATACGGAAAGACGGGGATGGGGTGGAATATTTGGAGACTGGCTAAGCGGATCAGTTCAAGGTCTTGCTGATATGCTATCCGCAGGTGGCAAAGACAATCGTTTGTTGTCTGAAGGAAAGGCAAAGAACTCAAACAAAGAGATTGCATTCAAAGACATAGACGAGCGTTCGTTTACCTTTGAGTATGTGTTCATGCCAAAGACTCCAAAAGAAACAGACGCGGTGTATCAAATAATCAGAACGCTTCGATACTACGCTCACCCTTCTCTGATAAGCGCAACCATGTACGGTGTTCCTGCGGAGTTTGAGATTAACTTCTTCACCAACGGCAAAGAAAACGAGTGGATGCCTAGACTCAGAAGATTGGTATGCGAAAAGATAGATGTGACCTACGGCGAGGAGAATAGCGGATTCGTTACCTTTGAAGACGGCGCGCCCGCTTACATCTCAGTATCAATGCAGTTCAGAGAAGTCGAACCGCTACAGAAAGAACACATCCAGGCAGGATTCTAATGGGATATTTCGACAAGTTTCCTACTCTATACTACGATCTGAAAGGCACCAAGAAGTTCGAGGTAGCCGTAGATATTCTGCGTCGAGTACGCATAGACTATCGACTAGCAGACACTTCCATGTACGGAGAGTACGCGATCAAGGAACACGACCGACCCGATACTATCGCAGACAAACTCTACGGTGACTCGGAACTACATTGGATTGTTCTGCTGTTCAACGAAATACACAATCCATATTACGAATGGCCAATGACCACTAGCGACCTTATCAGGTATTGCGAGTCCAAGTATCCAGGCAAAGCGTTCCTGTTAGACCTAGACAAGATAACAGACAGTCCGCTTGAATCTGTCCGCAAGAGAAGAGATCATAAGGCTGTGGAAGGAAACTATGTGTTTGCCATTACAGGTACTCAACTAGACCTAGATGGTCCCATCGGTTATCTTGTTTGTTGGGATAGAACTCTAGGAAAAGCAATCGTGATTGAAGAGTCTGGTGTGTTTGCTCCAGGCGACCATATCGGCATTGCTGTTACAGGATCGTATGAAGCAACTGCAAGCGGAGTGATTCGCAGAGCGCAGATCAATTTGGAAGCGTTGCATCACTTTGAAGACGACAACGGAATGGAACTTGCACCTCTGGCATCGTACAACGGATTGGTTCAAGCAGGAACGCAGATGCAAACAACATCTACGGTTGATGAGTACGGACGAACTGCACCACTTCCGTTTGAGGAAACTCTATTGGGTGCGTATCTGAATCCGCTTGGAGAAGCAGAACTACTACGCGCAGTAACAAACTTGGAGTACGAAGAAAGGATCAATGAAGCCAGAAGAACTATTATCCTGCCGCATCCAGACATTGTACGAAGCATAGCATCCAAGTTTGAAAGCATTGTCAATGAGGAGTTATGAGAAAAGATTCAAGTGCAACCAATTCGTTTGATGTAACGCAATGTACATTGGTTTCGTATGTAAGTAACGCAACTGTCGATATCACGAAGTTGTGGGACAGCATCGAAATCTATGAGGATATGTACACCAACTGCTTGAGCGGTCAAATAGAAATACTAGACTCTCTGAACTTACTGTATCACTTCAGCATCTGTGGTAGAGAAAAACTGATACTGTCCTTCTCTGTTCCAGTTCTAGACGGAGGCAGCGGCAAATCCTCTATAACCCGCACATTTAGAATCTACAAGATCAGCGAGAGACAGCCACAACCAAACGATATGGGTCTGAGATACACTCTTCACTTTGTATCAGAGGAGTTTGTAAAGAGTCAGCAGACAAAGATCAGTAAAGCATTCGAGGGAACTGTAGATCAGATGGTCAAGACCATCTACGAAGACTATCTAAAGATAGACTACGGAAACTCTCTGAATCAGAAACCACTTCAAGTAGACAAAACCCTACACAAGCACAGATTCGTGATACCGTATTGGAGTCCGTTGTCCGCTATTAACTGGCTTGCTGCTCGAGGCGTTTCACTAGAGAACAGAGAGAACTGCAACTTTGTTTTCTACGAAGACCTACAAGGATTCCAGTTCAAGTCATTCTCAAATCTTGCAATAGCAACCGCAGAGCCAGTTGCACAGTTCGAGTACTTCTCAGTCGTTCGCAACGCCGAAGGCGGACAGCCGAGCGTTAGAAATCTACAAAGAGAATACGAAACCATTCAAGACTTCTTGATGATGGAATACCACAACACCATGAAGAACATAGAGAATGGATTCTTCTCTAGCAGATTGCTCACACACGATATCGTAAGAAAGAAATGGGCATTCTCGGATTACTCATACGGTAGAGACTTCTTCAGCGGTCAGGATCATGTACACGAAAGACCTCTAGTTGCTCCAGGCAATGACGATCTAAGTGATAAGAACTGGTCGTACTTCAAGTACTATCCAAAGCATACTGGACTCATGGGAAGCGAATCGTCCATGCAAGACAACGATAGATACTCCGATTGGGTTCTGAAGAGAAACGCGCAGATGCAGCAGATCGAAGGATGCCAACTACAGATAAGCGTACCAGGCGATTCTACTTTGAGGATCGGAAGCGTAGTGAACATAGTCATTCCATCGTTTGAAGCAAAGGACAACGGCTATGTGGATTGGTTGGATAAATACATGAGCGGTAAATACATCGTTAGTGCGATTCGTCATAGACTTGTTTCCGCTAGTGGATATACTATGCGGATAGAACTAACAAGAGATTCGTTACCTTCTGCATTGCCAGACTCCAAGATACTAAACATCAGAGACTGGCCATCACAAGGCGATTACTTCACTCAAGTTGTAAAGGCATAAGGAGATTACTATGGACAACAAGACGCAACTCATCGAATCCGATGGCAAGTCTAGCATCAGCGAACAGGAACTGGTTGAGTGGAAACTATGGGCAGAGAAGTGGCTAACGGAAGAGTCCACCGATACGGTGGTGTCTAGTCAAGACTTGAAAGCCAAGTGATGTCCGTACTTGCAGATGTAGTAAGCGTCTGCAAGGTCTGCAACAGGACTCTTGATCTGCGCTCCTGTAGTACCAAGCACAGACTGTAGATCAACCCGTGTCTCTGCTTTGAAAGCAGCGTACACATCTTCCTTCTTTGCATTACCTCTACCTGTACCAAACTTCTTGACTTGAGTTGGAGGTACTGTAGAGTACTTCACTCCCTGCTTCCACAGCAAGTACTTGAAGATGCCAGTGTTCTCTCCAATGTGGAACACTTTACCCTTGGCGGCAAACGCATAGTCTTCTATGCAAACCAAGTCGCAGTCTTTCACTATTTGTAGTGCCCAATCTGAGATAGCAGAGTATCGCTCGCACTCATGCTTGTGTTCGTGCATCAGGGTTCCGTTGATGTTCTGAGGAAACTGAGCGTCGTATTTCTTGGTCGGTGACATGAAGTGGAAGGTGCATTCAGAGATGCAAAACTTCTTGTTGCCGTCAAATACGCACACGGCAGGGCAGCGTAAACTATAATCGACGCCCGCTATTCTCATGCCTTATGTATGCGAGAAACGCTAGGTTGACAGCGATTTTGACGCACACAAAAGAAAGAGCGCGGATTGCTCCGCGCCCTTGTTCGAGAGATTCGGTTGCGTTTGCTCAATCGTCAGCAGCAAGACGCTCAAAATAACTCATGGCATCATCCGAATCGTCCTCGTCCTCTGACTCCTCCACCTTCTTGGGTGCAGGCGCAGGCTTCTTTGCCGGCGGAGCAGGCTTTGCTGCGCCACTTGGCTTGAAACTTGCGCGAGGAGTCTCGTCCTCTTCATCCAAGTCTACATCTTCGGCTGAAGCCTTACGCGGAACTCCCGCGTCAGACAATCCCATCACTACATCGTAACGGGTCTTCAGTTCCTCAAACGACTTGTGGGTGTCAGAAGAAGTAAACTCCTTGAGAGAGTACTGCTTCTTCCACAACGCCTCCAACTTGGCGTCATCTCCATCGAAGAGTTCAGATGGGGCATCAAATTCGCTCTTGTCGTAGTTGATGTATCCCGCTACCTTACGGATCTTAAGTTTGAAGTCTGCACCCTTCCAAAAGTCGAAAGGATTGATAGGCTTCTCGTCTTCAAACTCAGGTTGCATTGCCTGCACAATCTTGTCGTGAATCTTCTTACCGTACTTGAACAGGAAAACCTTTCCTTCGTTGTGCGGTGCAGACGGATCACTCACCACAAGCACATTGGAAACATAGTGCAGGCGGCGCTTACGCTGACGGGCGATATCCTTATCACCCTCATCTCCGCTGTTCCACAGACGCGAGTTGGCCTCGCAAACAGGACACTTCTTACCTACCGTGGTTGGGCAGTTCTCAATGAACCATCCACCAGGACCTTGGAAACCGTGAGTAAAGCACCGTGCCCACGGAATGTCCTCTCCGTCTACTGGAGGCAGAAATCGAATAACAGCATAGCCGTTACTTGACTTGTCCAGTTCAGGACGCCAAAATCGGTCGTCCTTGTACGAATCGCTACCCTTCTTGGCGAGTTTGTTGAGTTCTGAACTCAGTTTATCAAATCCACCACCCGATGACTTCTTAAGATCCTTGAATCCCATGTTTCGTTTCCTTTCTTGTTTCGTGTAAACGATGTGTGAAGTATACGGTATCTATAGAGCAAGTCAAGCCTTCACACCGCGCTTGCTTACTTTTTCCTGCAACAGTTTTCTAAATTTAGTTGGCTTGGCACAAACAGATACAAATGGCTTGTAGCGCATGATCTTTCTATAGAACACAGACCAACTGAAATCTCTACTCAGTTTCTTGTTGGCTTTGGGCATGAAACCCAAGATGCAATCCAACAACACCAATGACTCTATGTGAATCTCTCCTCTTAGCCACATACGAACCACAGG